AGGGCTTGTGGTTGATTATTACAGTTCTTTCCAAGAGCAAGTGGAGAGAATGATTAACCAAGAAGTAGCCGATGAGAAGTTCTACGATATTCTAGAAAAATTATTTCCTAGACCAAGCGATGAGGAAATGGATAAACCTAGAGTTGAAGCTAACTACAAAAATAAAATTGCAAACATCAAAAGCAACTATGTGCAGGAAACTCACGTAGGAACTGCATGGGGTGTTTTCAATGCATTCAACAGTTATGAGTTGTGGGATAAAAAAGTTAGAGGCAACGCTTTAGAGCGTCAAGCAAGTAACTTCATTCATGACAACCAAACTATAAGTAACAGAGTAAAAAGTTTACTCGAAGTATAGGAGAGCTATGACAGTATCAACTATTGTGTTTGAAAAGACAACGACCGTCTATAACAAACCCAAAGACGAATTAGTTGGTGTTAAAGAGATTGCAGAGTTGCTCGGTATTGACCGAGCGACTGTTGCATCATGGCGACATCAAGGCAGATTGCCAAATCCAGATTATAAAATTAGTGGTATACCAGTTTGGTTTGCCTGCGAAATTATATTTTGGGTACATCATAACGACTACATTAAAAACAGGTGTTCGATTGTACCACCTTTAATGGAGCAAGTATGAGTACAAAAACTAGAAAAACTGTATCGCATTTTAGGGGAGAAATCATACCAATTTATGTGAAGAATAAATCTGAACTAATAGCGTATGTTCTAAAAAGATACAGACACGAAGCACCGATTACAAATGCAGAGTTTGTATTTGACTTACGTTGTACAAGATTCGGTGGAGTTATTCACGACCTTAGAGCTGAGGGATGGGATATTTCAACAGTACAACACAAAAGTAATGGTAAGTTTGTTTACTACCTAGTTTCATCTCCAGATGATGACAACGGAGAAAACAGACTGCGATTGGTATAGGAGAAATAATGAGCAAAGAAAACCTAATAGTTGCACAATGTTGCTTTAAGGGTGCTATCGACTTAGCAGTAGCTAACAAGATAACAGTCGAGGAGATTAACAGCATGACTGCAACATTTACAGAAGCAATACTAGGCAAGTACGGAAACGGCATGGCTACGGAAGTGGCAACACCTGCGAAGCCAGTTTTTCAACCTAAGAAAAACTACAACAATGCCAACTCTGGTACGCCTAAAATTGGTAACCCAAATGAAGATGCTAGTGACAAGCAACTCTCATTCATTAAGAGCTTGATAAAAGAAATACCTGCAAGTGAGCAGGGTGCTTTTACTCAACTACTTGATGGCAAAGTTACTAAGGGTATTGCAAGTGGAATGATTGAACAACTAAAACAAAAAGTTGATGAGAGCGTTCCACCAACTGCTAAGACAGATACTGCTGATAACGTAGCACCTTTCTAAGTGGAAAGTAACAATATTAAGAGCGATATATATTTTGCTATTGTGCCTGAATGGGTAATTGACGCACCTATTTCGGCACAAGCCGTAAGATTATATTCAGTTCTTAATAGATATGCTAACAAGGATGACGCTACCTGCTTTCCAGCAATAAAGACTATTGCTAAACGTATGCACACATCCGATTCAACAGTTAAACGTGCTTTAAACGAATTAAAAGATATTAAAGCAATTCTAGTAGAGGCACGTTACAACAAAGCAACAGGAGAGCAGACCAGTAACTTATATACAGTTATGCATACACCATCATTCATATACGAGCCACCCCAAGTCAAAGATGACCTAGTGGGCAGTTCGCATAAGAGCTACAAATCAAAGCCAATTAAACAAAGCAAGTTTGCAGAGCAATATAAAGCCCTAACAGAAGCAATATATATGCCTGCAACAAAAGTTGAGATTGGTGGATTTAACAAGTGTGCGAAGCAGTTACAAGAAGCTGGAGCTACGTATGACGACATTATCGACCGAGTGCTTGTCTATCGTAAGGAATGGACTACAATGTCTGTTACACCTTATGCAATAGTAAAGCATTGGTCAATGTTAGGAGAATTATTACAGGAAAAACAAACTGAGCAACAACCTATGTGCGAGGGATTAAACCATTTACAAGTCCGTGACTTTGAAGATGGCTTCCAATATTGTGCTAGATGTAAAGTTGAATATCCTGCTAAGAATGCTTACATACCAAGTAGCTGACAAAGATTGGGGTATATGTGAAATAGAGCTAGAGGAGAACTCTAGACAGGTGCCTTTCGATGTATTATCATCATAAGCAATGCCTTAGTGAACATCACTAATCCCCAAACTCATAACCAAAATTTTTTAAAACTTCCATACATACATTTTCAATATCATCTAACTCAAAACTCACTATGCCTTTAGTAGTTCCGTCTGGCATACTTACCTGTATAAAAGGTTTACCCATACCACCAAAAGCCCTATGTGATACATCAGATTGTTGTTTAGATTTATAAAAAACAGTAGCTAGTGGATTTACTTGTTTACCAGCTTTAACCTCAACACGTAAACCAGTAGACCAATTCTCCTCGTGTGCGTCTGCACCATGAAACCTATTATTAGGTATATTTAATTTTTTACGAGCTAAGTTTTGCTTACGTCTACCTTTAGACCTATTCCTACGATTAATACAAGTCCTACAATCACATTTAGTTTTTAACTTATCTGTATTTGGACACTTACCTGCCATACGTTTTTGTGAGTTGGGTTGCCCCATGCCTTGCATACCAGCAGTTTTCCTAGCTTTATATTCAGAAAAAGATTCATCTGGTTGCCATTCGACATCAGCCATCTATTAACTTCTTTTCTTGCACTTTCAAACGCTTTAAATATTCAGAATCCATATCATCACAATTTTCCATGCGTGTTCTGTAATAACAAACAACCGAGATACGTTCAGCGTCATCACTATTGCTAATAAGTTTTGTATTTCCATGCCATTGATGAGCGTCAAATATTAACAAATCCCCATGCCCCATTTTAAAAGCAATTCTAAATTCTGGTAAGACCAAGTAGCCACCTTGCATATCTCCTTTTTTAATACAAGCTAGGGTAGATATACCCTCATCTAAATCTCCTTTGTCAGTATGTACACCAGTAGGATATGAGTTATTTACAGTTACAGTTGTGAATGGTGTGTTAGGAATAACCCAGTCATCATGAGTTCTATCAACAAATTCCATTTGTGCGTTATATCTATCTGGTGCTTTGTCTTTCATCTCATCTCCAATAAATTGAAATAATGGAAATAACTTTTTATATTCTTCAGTTTCTTTACCACTGTAAGCAGTTAACCTACAATATTGTTTTGCACCAACTGCATCAAAGCTACCAATAGTTGCACTTGCAATACTTTTAGCAGTAGCAGAACGTTTTCCCTCGCCTTTACTTATACGTGGAGTTCCACTAGCCAATCCCCTGTTATTAGTTTGATATTTTTTTAAGTCATGTAAAGTTTCATAAGATTCATCCATAATATCAGTAGGTATGACACCTTTTTGAAATATAGCAACAACACGACCATCAGTACCACGTATAGTGGTATCTTTATGAATTAACAAATTGTAATCATCATCAGTAAGAATCTTACCAATCTTTTGCTTCATTTCTTCTGGACTTATTTTGCTACGTAATCTTATATCTATCATATTTGACCTCTGTTACAATCATAGCAAAGTTCGGTCTTGCCATCTAATATTTTTACTTGGTCACAATTTGAACAACGATTATCCCTGCCCACCAGTATCTCTCCATCCACTTTCATCTAGCACTTTATTTATAGCTATATCTATAAACTGTCCACGCAGTTCTCCAAAGATTGCATCAACAACCTCAATAAATTCTTCCTGTGTGTATTTACTTATATCAATTTGTTTTATTAGTTCTATAAGTCTTTCAACCATTTAATAACTTCCTTTCAAGTATGCTTTTTTCCATTGCACCCTAACATCATATCTTTCCTCAAGACCTGTCCATGACTTAGACTTTTTCTTTACAACCTTTACAAATGGATAATGGTTTTCCATAAGTTGAAATGCAGATTCTTTCTGCAACTCATAATCCCTGTAAGACGAGCATCCACCTGTTGCATTACTATTTGATTGTGTGTGTGCAAATTCTGTGTTCATAACTGTTTTATATCCGTGTCTAATAACTTTTAGAGCAACATTAAAATCTTCCATAAGTTTCATTTCATCAAACCTTATATTGTTATCTTTTAAAAATTTTGTGTTAAGACCATAGACAGTAAAGATTCTTTGCAGGTAAGCAAAGTTACCATCAAACCTGTTATTACCTGCTTGTGCAGATACTCCAACCATTGGATAACCTTTTTGCAAAGCCGAGCTAATCCAGTTGTATAATTCATGAAATTGATTATCAACTATCTTTCTCAATTTTTTATCAGCGTTTCTTTTATAAAACTTTAAATCATCATCTAAAAATAAAATGTGTTCAGCTTCTGTGTTATCAATTACATATTGCCTAGTTTCCCCAATACCTTTAACTTCAGGTGGAGTAACTAAAACATTAGTTCCGTATTTTTTAAGTTCTTCTGCTTCTGCTTCAATACATACTAAATAAATTTGTTCATATAAAGTTTTAGGTAGATTAGATAAAGTTATTTGTTTTTCTGTTCTGTTAAGTGTTGGTATGTATATGTTCATTTACCAAAAAGTTTATCAAAGATAGATGGTCTATCCCCAATACCATTTTCTATATCCTTAGCTGTGTTAAGAACAGCTTCATACAAAGCATCAGTTCCAGTTTTTTCAGTATATTTTTGTATCGTTGCCATGTGTCCAACATAAACTGTATGGTCTGTTTTTTGTAAAGCTAAGATAACTTCATTCAGTTTTTCTCTAGGTTTGTAATCACTAGGTTGTGATATACGTTCTTGTGCTTCTTCTATTTCTTCATCTGTTAAAGCAAACCCACCAGTAAATTCTTCAAACTCTGTAACAGCTATCTCGTCAACAGCTGACAATATATCATCTACTTCATCAGCAGAATATCCAGTACCCAACAATTTCCCAAGTTCCATAAACTCTGACAACAATTCA